TCGTGGTATCAATAATCTGAACACCTTGCACCGTATTAGTACTAGTGGAATTAAATGTGGCATTAACTCCTGATGCACCTTTGTTGATATTCAAACCAGAATTTGTAAACTGTACCGTGTTACCGGCCGTAGTAGCTGTGCTGGAGATCAACCCAGCCGTACCAGCCGTACCCCATTGAATACCACCACCAGCTGTATTCTGAGGCAGTGCAAAAGCTTGTTTAGAAAAACCACCAGTTGATCCTGACAGATCAAATCCATAGGCCAAGGAGACATTAGGATTGGCGGCTTGAATCAAAGTTCCGGCAGTTAGTACAGGCCAGCTAAGAGGATAGCCTTGATTATATTCTCCGAACTGAATACCAACACTGAAACCCTGCAGAGCATTTTGGGAATCATTTACAATAGCAATGGCACAGTCTTCAACAGAACCATGGGTGGTCGTTCCGCCACTTAGATTTTCATCTGAGACTCGAAGACCATTTTTGATTAAAACAGCACTGTGTGTCTCAACATCAGCTTCCATTCCAACAGCCGCACCTACTGGACCAACAAGTCCGGAAGGTACCAAAGCTTTGGGATTCATACCGGTATAGTTACCAACCGCAGTACCAGATGCTACTGCAAGTCCTGTAATCCCAACACAACTTTTACCCGATAGGGTAGCATTAGTAGTCTGTACAACTCCCAAACCTACACGATCACCCGTACCACCCGTAAGTTGAACAGCATTCAAAAGCATCCCGTAATGGGTAACATAAGATGCTGTATAGTTCAAAGATTCTGAAATATTGATATTAACGGATGGGGTATTTGAATTTCCATTACGGCCAATATCTTCTAGATCTTGTAACCCTTCAATTTCAACTAGTGTATTGAATGTGGGATTAGTGATAGTTGGAGCATTAAACAACACAGTTAGTGGAAGACTTGTATCAGTATTGCCACCAGTAACAGCATATAACAAAGATGTGGTATTAGCTGATCCAGTTTGTGCTGGTAGTTGTGTGACGTTCTGATTAGCCATATTTATGCCACCTTCCAGATATCTGTTTGCCCATCAGTGATCGTTAATTGAGCAGTTGAGTTATTAGTGCCTTGTGTAAGTGTAACACCTGTACCCGTGGTACCACCAGCACCATTACTCAAAATAATAGTGACTGTGAAAGCACCAGTGGTATTGTTTGCATAGATCACACTACGGGTATAATTCAAACGTGGACCCGTGGCAATAGTAATCGTGAGGTTACTGGTCAAAACACCGGCAAGCGTAATAAAACGATTTCCAGGGGGAATTTGACTCCCCACTGTTTGAAGTCCTGTAGTATAACCGGTGCCACCATAAATGATACCTAGAGTTGTTACAACCCCACCACTCACTGCAGTAACTTGAACTACAGCATCATAATTACCTGAATTGACTGTGAGAATATCTCCAACAGCATAGTTTGTACCACCAGATATGATGGAAGCAATGCCAGTAATTGCACCACTAGTAACAAGAATAGCAAAAGTTAAACCAGAACCCAGTGAGTTTTGATTTATTAGACCACCAGTTAATCCACTAAAGGGAATGGTGGTACGATTGAAGGCAATAGCATTAGTAACATAGGCCGTCGAAGCTACAGCACTATTTGAACTGGATGTAGGTGCTTGGGTTCCAACGGGAATTCCAGAAACACCATTGACAAGAGTGACGGCTGAGGACATGATTAGCTCTGGCCTCCATTAAACAACATCGTAATAGTGGCAGTGCCAGTACCCGCAGTACCGATGATACGAACAGCAGCAACTGGGAAAGCATAGTTACCATCCTGGTTAGCACTCAAACCAGTGGCAGTAGAATTGTTAAACCAAGTCGGCGTGATCGCCGGATTGTAGATATCATCAAATGTGTGTTGAACAGTATAGGTAATTGCACCACCACTGACTACCACACCAAAACCAATACCAAATGAAATAGATTCATTGGTGACAGGAATCGTAACTCCATTGGCTACGCCCGTAACAGATTGTACGACTCTGCGCATTTAAAACTCCAAAAGGAAGCAGGGCCGAAGCCCTGCGATTTTATCGAACGTATTCAATTACAAAATAGAACGGACCACCAGCAGACGATGCCGTACCCGTTTCCGAGTAAGTGGCATAGATGATGATGTCGCCAGACGTTTGGGTTGCCGGAGGACGTTCCAGATTGAAGATACCAGTAACCGTATTAACGGTGGCATTCATCAAACCAGTATTGCCAGCAGCAGCCAAAACACTTTGTGAGCCAAATGCAAAGGTTGCACCTTGAGGACCAACACCTTGACCAGTCAATGTGACTACAGCAGTCGTACCAGCATTAGACGGAGTCTGAATGTAGTATCGAAAACCGAGAATCGTTGCATCAGCAGGAAGTACTGCAACTTTAAAAGCCGTAGTATTCGTGCGTTGAACTTGAAAGGGAACAAGATGGTAATCTTTACGGACAGGGTTCAATGCATCTGGATAGGACGGATTGAGCTGAACAAGATCAGCTACGTTTTTAATACCCATTTAAATCTCCAGAAAAGAGGCAGCCCCGAAGGGCTGCGTTACATTAAACACCAGGCGAAGCATAGATGCAGCGCGGATCAGTCCAACCAAAGCTGTAACGCGAGGTTGCTTTGAAACGTGCATTTTCAGTATCGAAATCATTATCCATTTCGAATTCATCACCACGACGTTCAAACATCTTCAGACCGTTCTTCACATCCGTGCGGATGAACCATGCAAGCGGGTTAGTGAAGTAGTGGTTGAGGATGATACCCTTCGGGAAACGACCCGTTTGACGGAGAGCATTGATATCGTTGTTATCCGTACCAACCCGACGTTCCGTCTTCAAGATGCGTTCAGCTTCGAACTCAAGTTGAATCGGGAGAATCAGTGATTCTGGACGCACAGCAATACGCAGACCACGGTCATTCGTGAAGTTGGCAATATCGATACAAGCCTGTTCGAGCGCAGCCTCAGAGAGGTCAGCAGCCGTCGAGATTTGATTCGAGAAGGTACCACCAGCAAACAACGGGTGAGCCGAGTTGATCATCGAGACACCATCGCCGCCAACATAAGATGCATTGAAGCCACGGTTGTAAACGTTAGCACCGTTCACTTCCTTCGTTTGACGAACGCTGAAAGCCAGACCTTGTGCCTTACGCTGGCCGACCACATCATACTGGTCATCTTCCATGATTTCTCGGGTGATGATAAACCCGATAGCATAGACGATGTGGGTATAACGAGTCGTGAAGGTTTGGTTTTCCGAATCGTACGTGATCGGAGAACCTTCCGGCTTAACCGATGCAAGACCGAACGAAGAGATACCAACATCTTCTTCATATTGCTTACGCGAGGTGAACGATTCGAACAGTTTATCCCATTCGACCGGATACTCGTCATAAGCCTTGCCCCACCAAGCATTTACGCCAGGCCAGAGGGCTTTAGCAAAACTAGAACTATTAATAATACCAGGCATTTTCTATTCTCCTTGTGATTAGACGCCAGCCGTACCGGTGCCACCACTGTATTGGTGATTGTTCAAACTCACCAAAATCTTGTAGTTTGCCGAGGTAATATCATTGTCAACGGCCTGGACAGCACCCATGACTTTGACTTGGTTAGTAGCCGACGTGCCGTAAGCACTGACATATTGACCGGAGTTACCAGTCACAGTCGAACCACCACCATCGGTAACAACACCATTGCTATTCAAGTCCGTCGGAGTCGGAGCGACACCCGATTGAACTGCAAACACAACGGTCGGATCATCCACAACCAGAACATACACTTGAGTGGAAGCCAGACGATATTGGGGGCTATTCAGGTTCAGGGGGTTAATCATGAAACCAACAGCAACACCAACCACCGGATTGCTTGCACCAATAGTTGCCTTAGTAATACCTTGGGTACCACCCACATTACCTTGATACGGGGTGCTACCCGGAGTATCCGTGATAGCAGCCAAAGTCACCAAATCACCATTGAAAATGGGAGTGGCATCGCTAGACGAGGTGACATAGCGATTGACTTGGCCGTTCCACGGAGAACCGTCGAAATGCTTTACGGGACGGAAACCGTTAATACGACTTACGTTAGCCATTTATAAATCTCCAAAAATTAAGATACATAGATGGCTAGGTAAGGTTTAAACTCTTCGACCAGATCGATCAATTCGGATTTCACCATATTCGCCATCGTTACGATTAGGATGCATCGTTTCTTCTGAGGCTCGATTGATCTCTTCATAATGGTCTTGGATCTCCTGGAATTCTTCCTTCGAGATCTTCATCACATATGCTTTGAGACCGCTCCCACCATCCACAATCGCTGAAGCCAACGAACCAACCTCACTTGCTTGTTCAGCACGGAAGTTACCCGTATCTACTTCATCATTTGTGCAGAGTTGCCATCCATGATATTTATACGTTGATACATTGCCTGGAGTATCATTGACCCAACGATATTCAAAATTCGGATCTTTGCCTTCCAGATGCAATCGAGGACGTGCCCCAACCGGAGTACGTTTTGGGCGTGCACTTGCTGCCCCTACTGCATTGTCTTGATTTGCGATTTTACGGTTCATGGTAATTAATCCCTCTGGGGTTATTGTTTCTCTTTCACTGCTTTAAGTTGAGCAATATACTCTTCCTTGGTGAGCACCTTCTGGTTGACCAGGGTGTTCATAATGGTCCTCTCGGTATCTGTCAATTCATAATCAGAGTCAGACTTCGTTGAGGGACGTCCACGGACTCCTTCAACTGCACCAGCCCTTTCCCGATTAGGATTAGAGAACTTTTCTTTAAATCGATCTTTTACTTCGACCTGTAGGGCCTTAAGAACTTCACGAGGAGATTTACCTTCCTCAGCCAGTTCCAGACCACGAGCATCTGCCCAACCACGCATTGCTTTGTTATTCTCATACCAGGAGTTATTCGAGATCCAATTTTGGAGTTCCGGATGAACTTCTTGGGGAATAGGTTGCGCGACTTGTTGATTCGCAAATTGTCGTTGTTGGTCTTTCACGAGATCCAACTTATCGTCGATCTCTACAACTCGGTCTGCATCTCCTTCAGCTAGAGCAGTCTTCTTTTGAACCTTAAGGGCTTCCACTGCACGAGCATATTCGACTTCACGAATCTTGGCATTATGTTTAGCGAGTTCAGCAAGGGCTCGCTTGGTTTCCTTGATTTCCTTGGATTGGGATTCAATCTTGCGGAACAATTCACCACGACGAAGGAATTCACCTGCGTCTACCCATCGTTCTACATCACCATCAAATTCAGCTTTCGGTACCCAACCTTGTTGAAGAGCTTCTTCCTGAACCGGGGTAAGAGCTTCACCTTGGACTTCAATACCAGTGTTGCTTGAGGGATCTTGTACTTTATCAGTCATCTTGTTTCTCCTGGTGATAGCACAGGATATCTTCATCATTCAAGATAACTACTTCAGCATCTGTGCCTTGGTCTTTAACAGCTTTGCCACTATGTCGAGCATATGTTACCAACATTCCAAGTTTTACCGGAATATCCAGATCATGTTTCTTTACATAGTCCAGAAAGGCGGTAGGCCCAATATCAATAACATAACCTTGATCGATTTGTGTATGTCGATACTTGGATTCTTCTGTTCGACCAAGTTCCATACCCAATTCTTTCAATCGTGCTTCAACTTCATCATAAACTTCAAGTTCAACCGGCTTAACAACTAGCCGATGCAAAACAGCTTTAACTGTCATTTTCTACATTCTCCTCTTCGGTTAACTCTAGTGCTGTCATATTGAGCACTTCATTAATACCAGCAAGGACGCCCGCATTATAGCGGTCTTGTAGGGCATCTTTGCCAGCATTAAACTCTAGGTCCTGCAAAATAGTGGATCTCAACTGTTTGAGATATTCAAAGACTGCAAAAGTTATTTCTTGCTTTTTCCAGTCGCTGAAGGCTTGGATTGCGCTAATTTGGATTTCTCCTTAGTCTGCTGAATGGTGGCTTTGTGGGCTTCTTCACCATGCTTCAACTCTACCTGATGATCCTGCTCGGTATGTTGGAGCGTTTGTTGATGCATCTGAGCTTCTGCTTTATTCTTCATAAGCTCGCCTTGGATCTGAGCAGCAGTCTGATGTTGCATAACTGCAGCCTTCATCTGGGCTTCTTGTTGCATCATTTGCATCTTTTGTTGATGTTCCTGACCTTTCATTGCCAACTGTGCTTGCTGACTTTGTTGCTCCATCTGCATCTGATTTTGGGCCTGAGCATTACTCAATTGAGCTTCTTGCTGCTGGGCCTGCATCTTCATCTGTAGTTCCTGAGCTTTAGGATCAGGCGGCGGTGGAGGCATCTGGCCAGTCTGTTGAACGGCCTGGTTGAAAAGCTGTTCATAGTTAGGTTGGTCCTGAGCTTTAAGTACACGAGTAATGACTTGCACCGGATCGAGCACACCGAGTGGTAGCAACTCAAGTAGACCTTGGGCTTTCTGCAGTTTTTCTTGAGCGGAAACGGCATTCGGATCTGCTGCCGGTACAACACGATACGTCGTTTCATCGAAGTCGTCCGGACCAATCGGCTCGTTGACGACCGCACTATAGGTCTGCGGATCGAGATATGTCGCATTGAGCTTAAAGAGTTTACAGAATTCCTCGGATAGCGCACGATAGATTCTCTTGTAAATGGCAGTAAACACTTTCATACCTTGCTCAACCGTAGCCATCGTAGTTGTAGCTGGAGTATTCTGACCCGGCATTTTACCAGTGAAGATGTCTGCCACTGAGGCCAATTCCTTACCTGAAGTGATCAGGGTACCCATCAATTGGAAGAGTACAGGACTTGGTTCCTTTGTAGGAAGCGGGAAAATCTGCTTCTTAAGATCATCTCCAATAGCATTTACCGCTTGCCATTGACCAGGCATAAAGCGCATATCGCCCATACGCAGACGAAGGCCCTTACCAATAAAACCTGATTGTAAGTTATTGAGTGTACCACTGTCGATTAGTTGGTTGATAAGCGTGTTAACTGACTCATTAAGCGGCCCAAGAAGCATGCCAAAGCCGATGTCATAAAACCCGCCGTCAGGGCTTGGGATGAATCCAAACTTAGTGTAATAATGAATTGGCTCAATCCCAGCCAGAGTACCATCATCGTTAAACAACATAGTGTTTTCATCATAACGAGCGGCAATCCGGAGGACTTTACGAGTCTGCCTGTGAAAGGTAACAACGTAAGGTTCAGCGTAACCATCATCATCAAGATCATAGTAACAATGCTGTTCAATGATTTCATAAGGTGTAGTATCATCATTGGCAGGCATCCATTGAGTTTGTTTTGGATGAATGTCAAAGGGAATACTCGGAGGAGCACCCAGATCAATATCACAGAACAATTTACTCATCTGACGTTGTTTGACCATTCGTTTGGTCATCGGGATCATTTCACTGATTCGTTCAACATCACACATGTTAGTTGCCCAGTAGTTCACTACTACATTCTTAGGCATCAATACATGACTACAATTCTTCTTCTTGATCGGATCCCAGTAGGTCTTCTTGAACATCGTGCCAACAATCGGAAGCATGATGAGAAGTTTATCCATCCCTTCTTCCCAACCATCCATCTGATGCATAATGTCATAAGACATATAGGCAGAGATACGCTCAGCTTGATCCTGCTTGGAGTCATCCGGATCTTTACCAATTATCTGCCCAAGAACAATCTGACCATCGCTCGGCACCAACGTGGGATAAGCGCGTGCAGCAAACTGCATAGCAGCAGTAGAAAGAAGAGGATATTTAACGTTAGAGGCTTTTGGCCATGGGTAGGCTTTTTGGTCTTGAATCTGTTGAGCAAGTCGCGTATATTCATCGATCTTTCGT